TTGGCAGAAGTGGAGCAATGCTTCCACAGCTGAGTTGTGCAAGCTGCAGGCAGGCTGGCAAGCGTCAAGTCCGGCGTTGTTTAATGTTCACGGGATCTACGTACTTTGACCACTGCTCACGTTTTCTGAGATCACGCTCAACCATCACAACTCTTTACATCGATCCGATTTAACATGACTTCATCAACACGATCACAATTCGTATCAGTTTTCGCTTTTGGTGTCAGCGGTGTCACAGCAGCCTGTATGGGCATTGCACTGGCCAGCCTGCTGTCAGCCAATCCCAAGGGACACGACACGACTGGACGTGTCGTGGCACTGATAGCCTGCACGAGTTTGAGTGGCACTTGCCTGGCCCTCGCAGCCGGCGCAGCTACTGACGACTGAGAATGATTCTCAAATATCGTCACAGAATGTAACAATTGACCCGTTCGCAATAAGGGGGGCGGGTTCGCAACAAGGGCAACGTGGCGTAGGACATAGGGAACCTGCTGGTACGTGGGAAACATCTGTTACTGTAATACTAAGGGGGTATCGCCGAAAAGTCAACTATCCTGTAGTACAGGCCCAAAAAAATACGCACCAAATACTTTCTTTTGTAATACATGGCCGTTCGTACACCACCCCCGCTATCGCTACGGCACGCACAGGGTGAAGTTTTCAACAGCGACGCACGCTTTCGCGTACTGGTCGCAGGCCGCCGCTTCGGAAAGTCCTACCTAGCCTGCATCGAACTCTTGCGTGGAGCGATTGCCAAACCAGGCGAAACCTTCTTTTACTGCGCCCCGACCTACCGAATGGCAAAAGACATCGCCTGGAAGGTGATGAAACGCATTGTCCCCGCAGCGTGGATCAAATCCAAGAACGAAACGGACCTCAAGCTGGAGCTTGTCAACGGCTCCACTATCGAACTAAAGGGCACCGAAAACGCAATGGCATTACGAGGCCGCAGCCTTTCCGGCGTGGTACTCGACGAAGCCGCATTTATGGACGCCGAAGTTTGGTTCGAGGTGATCCGCCCCGCATTAGCCGACAAACAGGGCTGGTCCCTATTCATTTCCACACCCGATGGAACGGCCAGCTGGTTCTACGAACTTTGGCAGTATTGCATCACGGGCGACACAAACTGGAAACGGTGGAGCTTTACTACAATCGAGGGCGGCAACGTCCCGGCGGAAGAAATCGAAGCTGCACGAGGCCAACTCGACCCACGAACTTTCCGCCAAGAGTTCGAGGCCAGCTTTGAAAACCTATCCGGCCTCGTTGCCGTCTCATTTGGCGACGCAAATATCACCACAGACGCGAAGGACATCCCAATCCTCCCGCTGCTACTAGGCGTGGATTTCAACGTGGACCCGATGACAGGCATCTGCGCAGTAAAAACCGACGACATCCTCTATGTTTTCGACGAAATCCACCTAACAGGCGGTGCCACCACCTGGGACTTCACGGAAGAAGTAATCCGCCGCTTCGGCCTGGAACGGCGCATAATGGCCTGCCCCGACCCCACGGGTGGTGCGCGCAAAACCCAAGGCGTAGGCGTCACAGACCACAACATTTTACGAAAATCGGGATTCCGGGTCTGCTCCCCCCGCAGCCCATGGAAAGTACGCGACAAAATCACCGCCGTAAATACCGCCCTTTTAGACGCCACCAACACACGCCGCTGTTTCATCCACCCCCGCTGCAAGGAACTAATCAAATCATTCCGCAGCCTGACCTACGCCCCTGGAACGGGCCTACCAAACAAAAATTTAGGCGTAGACCACGCATTCGACGCTTTCGGTTACCTATGCCTACAACAATTCAACCTGGCAAAATCAGGCGTAATGGGCACAACTTCATATAGGTTGTATTGAGCTACATAAACTAATGGTTAATTACGAGGGACCAAAAAAGCGAACCCGTGGCGATAAACGCGCCCAAGAATACATCGAGGCACGTCAACGCCGCATGTACCGCCACCAACTAGACGGCCACAGCGTACGCCAAATCGTATATGAACACAGCGCCCGCGAAGGAGTCAGCATCCCAACTGCTTGGCGCGACTGGGACCAAGTAAAAAGCTGGACGGAAGAGGACTGGATCCGCGACCGCGATGCCATGCTGGGCCGCATCCAAACCATGCGTCTCCGCGTCGTCCACGCCGCAATGAAAAAGGGCCACTACCAAGTCGCCGCGCAAGTTTTGGATTCCCTGGGACGTGTCCTCGGCGAAAACACCCCGGAACAAATATCAATCCAAGTACCCTCCCTAAGTATCCAAGTAGAGCCCAAAGTAGCTACCGCCCAACTACCCCAAAGCGACGTAATCGAAGCAGAAATAACACCGCAAAAAGAGTTAGATTCAGTTGAACCCGCCCCATAAATCAATGCCCGGACAATACGGCCAAGGCAAAAAGAAGAAACCCAAGGGAAAGAAGGGAACCAAGAAGTAGAATATGAACAGCTGTCGCGATTTCCATGGCAAAACGCGGTTTATACGCCAATATCCACGCCAAGCGTAAGCGCATCAAGGCTGGCGCGGACGAAAACATGCGCAAACCAGGCTCAAAGGGCGCGCCAACCGCTGGAGCGTTCAAAAAATCAGCCAAAACAGCGAAAAAGCGCAAACCAAAGGGTAAAAAGTAGTGGGCACCCGCATCATCACCGGCTTCTGCACCCACCTTGAGGTGGACTCAGAAAGCCGCACCACCGAAGCCTCCTTTGCATTTATGACACCGCAAGACCCCGAAGACTTTGCAGGTCTGATGGTACGGCTTGCCAGCGGCATCGAAGTAATGATTGAAGTCGAGGACGACGATGATTGAATACCGTGGCGAAAAATTTAGCGGCTACAACAAGCCAAAACGCACACCAGGCCATGCAAACAAAAGCCATGCGGTGCTCGCCAAAGAAGGCGAGGCAGTAAAACTGATCCGTTTCGGCCAACAGGGCGTAACAGGCAGCCCAAAAAAAGACAACGAAAGCGAATCCTCCCGCAAACGCCGCGAAGCATTTAAGAAACGCCATGCCGCTAATATTAAAAGAGGTAAAATGTCCGCCGCTTACTGGGCAAATCGCGAGAAATGGTGACTAAGTGACCTATTCAGTTCCCGGCCAGATCCGCACCCACCTTGTAAGTTCCAACACGCTCGGTGGAGCAGACAGCCCATTCACCCGCACGCAAGCGGTGCTGGACATGATGAGGGGTTGGGAAATTATGAAGGCCGTGAGCCTTGGAACGGAATACCTGCGTGAAAACAGCGAAACATTTTTACCAATCGAACCCCGCGAGGACTACACGGCGTATTTAGCGCGTGTAAACCGGGCCGTATTTTCACCATTTACCCAGCGCCTGGTGCGTGCTGCTGCAGGACTAATCCTGCGTAAACCAATCAGTTTGGTGGGTGACCCGTACTGGACGGATATTTTCGCAAAGGACGTTGATGGTTGTGGTTCAGATTTAGACGAGTACGCCCGCCGGTTGCTGCTGTGCTCACTAACCTACGGGCATTGTCATACATTAGTAGATTTCCCTGCACCAACGGGTGCCCGCAGCCTTGCGGAAGAGCGCGAACTTAACCGCCGCCCGTACTGGATTGAGATTGACCCCGATAATATCTACGGCTGGCGCTTGGACCGTGAAGTCAACTACGGCAACCTCGTACAGGTTCGCATCAAAGAAAAAGCAGTAGTCCCTGACGGCGAATTTGGCGAAAAAGTATATGATCAGATCCGTGTAATCGAACCGGGCCAATACCGCGTCTACCGCCAAGCCGAAACAAAGAAAGATTTACAAGGCGGCTACCCCTATCCAAACGCCTTCGACGCAACGGACGCCACCTCGGACTACGAGCTAGTGGAATCAGGCGACTACAGCCTGGGTCAAATCCCCCTAGTAACAACCTATGCAGGCAAAGTAGACACCCTTACAAGCAAACCACCCTTACTTGACATTGCGTATTTAAACCTGGCCCATTTCCAACGCCAGGCTGACCTAATCCACAGCCTGCACATCGCTAGCCAGCCAATCCTTGTCCTCGAAGGCTGGGACGACCAATCCAAAGACGTAGCCACCAGCGTAAACTACGCAATGGCAACTCAGCCGGGTAATAAGGTCTACTACGTAGAACCGGCTGCCAGCGCATTTGAGTCACAGTCCAACGAAATCCGCGAGCTACAGATGCAGATGGCCACTCTTGGCATCAGCACACTTAGCCAACAAAAGTTTGTTGCCGAATCTGCCGACGCACGCCGCCTGGATCGTGTTGACACAAACTCAATGCTGTCGATGGTATCTCTTGACCTGGAACAAGCCCTACAGAAAGCGTTTAATTTAGCTGCCGACTATGTAGGAATCGCACCACCCGAAGTAAAGATCAGCCGAGATTTCGACATCGACCGTTTAATCGGGCAAGACGTAACCGCGCTGACGGCATTGTTCGACCAAGGTGTGCTGGGACGCGACGAGTTCCGCCAAATCCTGGTCCAAGGTGAAATCCTTCCTACCGCTAGTGAGGAACAAAAGGCTGGTACTGAAGCTGAGGACAGTGAGCCCGACCCAACTGAGGAATAAACGCCGAGGCATAGTCTCTTGTAAACTACATAAGTAGACTAAACAAGTACATGGAGTATGCCTACATGGGTAAGTCCTTAGAAAAAGTTACTAAGCCCGATGGTTCCGAAATATGGGAACTCGTCGAGCTACGCGAACCGCAGCCTGAACCCGAGGTATGCAAAGCTGTGCGTAAACGCAAGCCATCAAAGCCTGCGGAAGAAACCCCTACCACCACTTCTGACTTCTGACTATGGAAGAGCACGTCATCCAGGAAACGCCCGTGGCGAATCCTGACCAGCCCGTGGCTGCAGCCGACACCGCTCCACAGCAACCAGACCCTGCGCTTGCTGTAAAAGCCGAATATGAGACCCAGCTTGCTGCATTAAAAGTGCAGGCAACTGAAGCCGAGGAACGTTTCCAAGGCATCAAATCCAAGCTGGACGATGTTTACAAAAAGCAGGACGACCAGCGCAAACAAACGCTGGAAGACCAAGGCCAATGGAAAGATCTTTGGGAGGAAGCTAACAAAAGCGCCCAAGAAAAAGACACCCAGATCAGCGCACTGGAGCGTCAGCTAGCAGACATGAGGGTTTCCAACGAAGAAGCCACCATGCGTACCAGTGCCTTATCAGCAATCAGCCGAGCCGGTGCCATCAACGCCGAACAAATGCTGCTGCTGGTACAGAACAAACTCCACAAAAAAGACAACGGCGACGTTGTAATTTTGGAGAAAGGTGTCGAACAAGATATTACTAACTTTCTAGGTAATTTAAAGAACCCTGGCTCCGGCTGGGAGCACCAATTCAAGCCCAGCAGTGCTGCTGGCATGGGGGCCAAGCCCACACCAAATTCTATTATTGCCCCTGGAATGCCTAATCCATTTAAGGCCGGTAGTATTAACATAACGAGACAAATGCAACTAAAAGCAGAGGAGCCCGAACTTGCAGCTGTGCTGGAAAGGGAAGCTTCTTTGTAGCCCCGGTGGGGCTTGTCTCACCAAGTCCGTGGCTTGGACCCGCACACCTTTAACGTTG